GGGTGTAGATGTATCTATACTAGCTGAAGACGGTACGACTATGGCGTTACCTGTAGGACAATACGAAACAGAAGACGGTGTAGGTTTTTCTGTAGAAGAAGAAGGAGTAGTAGCAGAAATTTACGAAACTGAAACTGAAGAAGAAGAAGAAGAAGTAGCACCAGAAGAAGAAGTAGAAGCTTCAGAAGAAGTGATCGAAGAAGTAGTAGAAGAAGTAGTAGAACCTTCGGAAGTAAACGAAAGGTTACCTAAGAAAATCAAAACAACTGAAGAAGTAGAATTTAATAAAGAAGAAGTTATCGAAGAAATCGGTGCTGTTATTAAAGAATTACTTACTGAAGTTAGAAACGATGTTAGTAGATTGTCTTCAGAATTAGAAGAAATGAAAAACACTAACGAAACATTAGAAGTTGAAAAAGAAACTTTATCTGCACAATTAGAAGAACTTTCTAAAGAACCAGCTTCTGAACCTGTAACTACAAACAAGTTTTCTGACAAGAAACAAGCAACACCTGTAGAATACAGAAATATGACAAGACAAGAGAAATATTGGTATAACATAAATAATAACTAAAAAAAAATAAAACGATGGCATTAACAATTACATCAAGCTCGTACGCAGGTAAACACGCAGGTGCTTACGTAAACGCAGCTTTAAAAACAGCAGCTTCTCTAGACTATATGACGGTTAGAGAAAATGTATCCTACAAAGAGGTTTTAAACAAAGTGGCAGGTGCTAACTTAGTAAAAGACGCTTCTTGTGACTTTACAGAAAATTCTGCAACACTTACTTTAACTGAAAGTGTACTTTTCGTAGAACCTTTTCAAATTAACATAGACGTTTGTAAAACAACTATGATTTCTGATTGGGCTTACGAACAACAAGACGACTTCGTAGCTTACTCTATGGGTTACTTATCAGATAGTATTGCTGATAGTGTAGAACACTCTATATGGCAAGGTACAACAGGTACTTCTGGACAATTCGACAAATTAGCAACAGGTTCTATGACTGCTTCTTCTGCTTCTGCAGCTTATACAGCAGCAAACATTGTAGCTAACTTACAAACTTTAGCAGCTGATATACCAGCAAATGTTTACGGAGCTGAAGACTTACATATTTATATGAATAAAAAGACTTACAGATTTTACATTTCTGCAATTTCTGCTTTAGCGGCTTTCCCTTTCAATCATATGGGGCAATACACACCAGAATTTGAAGGTATTAAAATTGCAGTTTGTCCAGGTATCGCAGACAACGTAATGTATGCAGGTACTAAGTCTAACGCTTTCTTCGGAACTTCTTTAAACTCTGACTTAACAGCAGTAAAAGTTTTAGATATGGAGAACTTAGACGGTTCGAACAACGTAAGAATGGTAGCTAAGTGGACTGCAGGAGTACAAGTTGGTGTAGCTTCAGACTTTACTTACCAATCATAATTATTAACCTTTAAAACCTAAAAACAAATGGCTTGTAATTTAACAAAAGGACGTAACATAACTTGTAGAGATGGTATCGGTGGTATTAAAGCTATCTATATAGCGCAACACGATGAATTAACGTCTTACACTGCAGCAAGTGGTGAAGTAACAGACTTTGATTTAGGTTCAGGTGACGACTTATATAAGTATTTACTTAAAAGAGGAACAGGAAGTGTAACAGAAACTATTAACGCTTCAAGCGAAAATGGTACTGTATTTTATACACACTCTGTAAATGTAAAACTACATAACTTAACTAAAGAAGACCAAAACGAAATTAAACTATTAGCACAGCAAAGAATGGTTATTTTCGCAGAACTAAACCAATTAAATAGTACAGGTAAAAATACTATTGTAGCATTAGGTTTAGACAACGGTTGTGAATTATCTGCAGGTACTTCTGTTTCAGGGGTTGCTTTAGGTGATACAGTAGGTTATGATTTTACGTTCGAAGCACAAGAACCGAACCCAATGCAATTATTAGCGGACTATACAACAACTCCGTTCGACAACTCGGCGTTTACAATTAACGCAATACAGACTTCTTAAAACCTTAAATGGTTTTGTTTTCATATTTATTAAGGGGGTGGCAATAGCCGCCCCTTTTTTTTAACTTAAAATAAAAAAGATGTATAAACTAAAAGAACAATACAAAGGTGTTACAGTAAATAAAACAGGTCGAATGATTATATTAGACAACGTACGATCTAACGAAGTAGAACTATTAGGAGTAGAACACTTCTTTACAAAGACTAAGAAAAAGACAGTTTCAACAAAAGACAAATAAATTACTGTTTTTTATATTATATAGTATGATAACAGGAGTTTACGGTAGTACAGTAACAGCATATTTAACGTTAGAAGAAAAGAGAATAAATACATCGGTAGATAAAACTGCTATACGTTATTTATTTAAGTTTACTAACGATATGACTAAAGACGTAAAGTATAGTTACGCAGAAAGTTTAACGCATAACGACAGATACGTTAAATGTGAGTTCTTACACAATACTACAGACGACCTATATATGTATAAAATAAACTTCAAGCCGTACGGGTTTTGGAAATACGAAGTTTACGAGGTTAGCTGGACGGGTGCAGTAGCTATAAGTGCAGGTAACGCACCTACCACTGAAAACGACATACTACCAGTAGCTAGTACACACGGAATAGTACAGGGTAAAGTAGAAGAAGGTAAAATATATATACAAGAAACAGCAGGTTCAGAACAAGTAAAATATACAAAACATACAACAACAGAAACTAATTATTTATATACAAATTAAAAACTATGAGTTTAATAGACAATAACAATACTCTTTTAAGAGAACAACTAGGAAAAGGTGCAGGTGTAGTATTTACAACAGCAGCACAAACAACTAAAGACTTTTACGCAATACATTTTGTTACTGAAAGTGTAATAGCTTCTATAACGATGGCTAATTTAACAGGTGAAAGTGCACTACAAACGACTATAGCAGCAGGAACAGTTATATTTGGTAGGTGTACGGCTATTACTTTAACTTCAGGTCTTGCAATAGGATATACTGAAACAGACGGTAAAACAGGCGAATAATGAAACTAGGACTTTCTAATACAGTAAGAAGTCAAGTATCTGAATGGACACCAAATAATTTGACTAATTTATTACATTGGTATAGGTATGATACAGGTATTTCTACATTTTTTGTAGCTGGTGCTAGTAATTATATTGTAACCGAGTGGGCAGACCAAAAAGGTAGTAATCATTTAGTAGATACAGCTACACCATCTAATACAAGTGGTTACAATACTACACATCCAAAACAAGACCAAACTACAAAAGAAGTAGTATTTGACCATGGAGCAGATCAATTAGATTTAACAAGTCATTTATCTTTAGGAGAATTTGCAATTTATTTAAGATTACAATTTGACAATACTACATTTGGTGATATTATTTTCGAGGACACAGCTGGGGATAACTTTTTAAAAGTACAGTCAGCAGATGAGTTAAGAATAAAAATAAGTGGTAATAGACATGATTTTGTACTAGGAGAAGCATTAGAAGTAGATACACCTTATGTAATAGGTTATGAAAGAATAGACACACCATTAACTACTGATGATAGAATTTCTCTTTTTGTTAATAACACCGCATTAACTCAGAGTGGAACAGGAGATGGAACAGAAGCAATTACAAACACATTAGATTTAGAACAAATGGGAGATCCTACTAATACTATTAGAATAAAAGAAATAGTAATATGTAATAACGCTTTATCTGCTTCGGACAGAACTAACCTAAATACATACTTTAATAAATTATAATGAAAAACAAAAAGAAAGTAGATTTTAAAGAAAGTATTTTAAATGTAAACTTTGAAACACAAACTGCACCTGTAATACAGGAAGCTATGGGTAAGGATTTTATAGAATACGGAACAGAAAACTATAGGAACTTATACCCGCAATTTTTAATAGACCTTTTCTACAATTCGAGTACCCATTCTGCAATTATTTCGACTGTTTCGGATATGATAGCAGGAGAAAGTCTAACAGTTGAAGAAAGCGACAATTTAGACGCTTACGTTAAACTTAAAAGGTTCTTAGCACAAGCAAATAGTAAAGGTGAAAGTTTACATAGTGTAGTTAAGAAAATTGCTTTTGACTTTAAGCTACAAGGTGCGTACGCTTTAAACGTAGTTTGGAGTAAAGACCGTACCGAAATATCAGATATTTACCACATACCCGTAGAACGTATAAGAATGGGTAAACCAGACGCTTTGGGAAGGGTTACAGAATACTATGTAAGTTCGGATTGGTCTAACACGAGAAAAAACAAACCACAAGTAGTACCAGCGTTTAATATAAACGACAGAACAAACCCTAACGCTATTATATACGATGGTATGTATAGTCCTAATATGCAACTATACAAAGTACCAGATTATGTTGCGGGTTGCAATTGGTGTCTAATAGACCAGAAAATAGCGGAGTACCACCTCGCAAATATAGAAAACGGTTTTAGTGCAAGTATGTTTATTAATTTTTCAAATGGAGTGCCAAGTTCAGAGGAAAGACGACAGGTTGAGAAGAGTATAGCAAGAAAATTTGAAGGTTCAGGTAACGCAGGTAAAACTGTAATTACATTTTCAGACGATAAAAACAGAACACCAGAAATAGTACCTATATCAATGTCTGAAGCCGATAAGACTTTTTTAGCTTTACAGGAACTTATGGTTAGTAATATTATGGTTGCACATAGAGTTACTTCACCTATGTTAATGGGTATTAAAAACAGTACAGGACTAGGAAATAACGCAGAAGAATTAAATAGTGCATTCGAAGTATTTTTGAACAGTGTAATAAAACCTTTTCAAAATAACATATTAGATTGTTTAGGTAAGATCTTAGAAGTAAACGGTATTAACTTACCTATAGAAATAGTACAGAACAAACCAATTACAACAAGGTTTACTATAGAAGATATGAAGGAAGTTATGACGACCGATGAGATACGAAGTGAACTCGGCTTGAAAAGTTTACAAGAAGAAGAACTAACAGCTGACGAAGAAGACAAAAGACAAAAGTACGCTAAGGACGAAAAATGTGACTGTAACAACCCTAAAGATTGTAAAAAGAAATGTTACAAACCAAACTCTAAAGAAATTATAGACTATTTAAGTAATTTAGAAAAACAAGACGAATACGAAATACTAGACGATTATAATTTATTAGAAGAAGAAAAAGCAGAAGATGAAAATCATAGTTACGATTTTGCTGTAAATACAGGAGTTATAGACGCAACAGGTAAAGAAGGTAAATCTAATAAAGATAAAGCTTTATTTAAAATAAGATACGTTTATAGGGGTGGGGGTGTAAAAGAAAATACAAGAGATTTTTGTAGACATATGATAAATAACGAATATACAAGTTTATTTACTAGAGAGGACATAACCGCTATGAGTACAGCAAATTCTGAATTTGGTACATATAATTTGTTTAAATATAAAGGATCTTACAACTGTCGCCATTATTGGTTACGTAGGTTGTATGTATTAAAGAAAGCACCTAGAGAAATAACAATAGACGGTAAGGTATATCAAAAAGGAGATTATTTACCTAAAGATGTAAAAAACTATTATCCTAGAAATAAAGGTTACGTACCTAACGACGCAGGTGTACCAGCAAAAAACACATCAGAACAACAAGCAGGAAAAATTAACGATAAAGTAGTAAAATAAAATTATGTCTTACGTATTATTTATATCAGAAAACAAAATAAAAGACAGTACCGCAATAGGTGGTAATGTCGATAATGAATTTATCCTCCCGTATATAAAAATTTCACAGAAGAAATATATAGAAACTAAGTTAGGAACTGACCTTTTCGAAGCGTTACAAACGAAAATAACAGCAGGTTCTTTAACAGGAGCATACCAAACTTTAGTAGACGACTACATACAGGACGCTTTAGCACACTGGTCTTTTTTTGAGTGCATACCGTTTTTACGTTATAAGGTTATGAATAACAACGTAGTTTCTAAGACTGCAGAAAACAGTACACCTTTAACAAGAGAAGAAGCACAAGACTTAAGAGAAGAAATAAGGAATACAGCAGAATTTTATACAGAACGTCTTATAGACTACATTAAAAACAATACTGCAAGTTTCCCAGAATACACTACAAATACAGGTGCTGACGTTTCACCAGATACAGCAAACTATTATTCTGGTATGAATTTAGAATACGACAGAAACCAACGTAGAGATATTACTTTAGACGACTTCTTAACACCAGATCTTAAATAATGAAAAAGAACTATAAACCTAAAGCTAAAAACGAAATAGCTTTAAAAACATATATAAAAAATGCCGATAAAAAAAGCAACGGAAGAAATAGCAGAAGTAGGAATAATTAACGGCGGTACACTAGCAGCTACAACTTTTATAGAAATAGAGATGTTTTTAAAGATTATATTACTATCTTTGACTATTGGCTATACAATTTACAAATGGTACTCACACTATAACCGTAACAAATGAAAACACTTTGTAAAATATTATACTACATAACTTTTAAAAAAGTATGTTTAGGTAAATGCAACCTAGACTGTAAAAAAAAATAATGACTTTAACATACTTTAAACATTCAGAGTTTAATTGTAATTGCGGTGGTGAAGACTGTAAAGGTGAAAAGATGAACTACGCATTTTTAGACAAACTAGATCGTGCAAGAGGACTAGCAGAAAATACACCTTTTAAAATAACAAGTGGGTTTAGATGCAAGGAGTACAACGAAGACTTAATAAAAAGAGGTTATAAGGCAAGTCGCAATAGTAGTCACTTAAAAGGACTAGCAGCAGACATAAGTGTTAAGGATAGTAAAAGTAGATTTATAGTTATTAATAGTCTATTGTTAGCAGGTTTTACAAGAATAGGTATTGCAGACACATTTATTCACGTAGATTTGGACATTGAAGAAAAAACACAAAACGTAATTTGGACGTATTAATATTAATTTAAAATAAATAAAAATGAGAGATTGGTTAATTTTAGAAACACTTAAAAGAATGATTAAGTCACGTAAATTTCTTTATACTCTAATAGGGTGTATAACGACTTTACTTAGCGACCAGTTCGGTTTAAACGCAGAAGAAGTTAGGAATATCTTAATGAGTATTGCAGCTTTAGTAGTAGGTCAAGGTATAGCAGACACGAAAAAGTAAAATGTCTAAGACAGGTAAGCGTTTACGTTTGTCTAAAGAAGAAGTAGAACTAATAAATGAATTTAGAGGTTCGGAACTAGACAATATAAACGGTAATACAGCTTTAGATTTACACCTAAAAGAACGAGGTATAAACAAAGATGAAGTAGTTAGTGTTAAACACTGGCAAAATATGTCTGGTGAGCTTCGTTTTTCTATTGTAACTAAAGAAAACTACGGAGTAAACGAAAGTACTTTATTAGACGACATAAAAAGTTTAATAGATAAACACGCACCTACTTACCCTAAGATAAAAAGAACTAAAGGTAACCACCTTTTAGTTATAAACCCCGCAGACGTTCATATAGGTAAACTTGCAGTAGCTTTAGA